CAACCAATTTAGTAGTGGTTCTATCAATTGATAAAACTCCAGCGGTGTATCCTTCATTGCGTAATAACATTATAAGAGATTGTGATTGAAACTTATCGAAAGTTATAAGATTAGTAAAAGCTCCTCTTTCATTAGTTTCAAGCACAATATCAAAAAATTTATTTATATCTATCTCCTCCTTTTCCGAAGCGGATATAATTCCAATATAATCAAAGACAATAATTGGAGCTTCTAAAGTAAAAACAGTGCCATCGCTCAAACTTCGCTGAGCCCCCACAAAACCAGGAGTATGGCAACAAGCTATCCCAGCTCTATCCCGGCTAACAGCTAAATCAATATGAATATAGCGATTAAAATTATCTTGAACATTCCACCAATCCTCTAGTGCAAAGCGTTTTTCATTAAAAGGATTATGCCTCTTAATATCAAAAACACTATTTATAATTGTTCTGTTTCGGAAAAAAGGCTCGATGCTTTCCGTAGCTATATTCAAAACATTTCGCAAAAAATGATATGGGTCCACCTTCGCTAATGGGATATGTTCTATTGGGATAAGAACCCAATTATTTAACTCAGCGTCTGTAATAGGCATATCAATCTTGAATATGTTGCAGAGAAAAATCTTTTGAAACTTCCTTAGCTTCAGCTAATTTTGTGGCGTCACAAGAAGGGCAAATAAGCATTGCCGACCCATTTTCAAAAATTGCCAAAACATTTTGTTTTCCACAATGATTGCAAATCTCACTTAGTTGTAGATTTTGCATCTAAAATTCCTTTCCTATTAGTTATCTCTTCTATTTGTTTTTTATCTTCTATTACTTCAAAGGTATTTATGTTAAAATAAGCTACTTCTCCGCTAGGAAAAAACTTTTTATTACCCCATCCAACCACATCCACAAAAGATAACTTTCTAGCATAAGAATATGGGACCTCTTCTCTTTCAATTCTTCTATAATGTTCTTCGACAAATTCTCTTCCAGTTCTCCTTTGCGAAATCATAATAATAGCCCCTCGATTGCCCCCAAATCTAGAACCTATTCTTTCATCCAGTTCATAAAAAACATCCTTTGCCCGGTCATATTCTCTATTTCCAGTATCCCCAAACACGGAATCTTGTGTAACTCCCATAGCCGATGCTTCATCAATACAACCAGAATAAATATCATAGCCAAGAACAGTAGCTCTCCGTGCGGAACCTGGAAAAATAAGTGTTTGATTTCTTCGTATCCTAATTTCGGATTTAACATTTTTATCTGGAGTAAAATAATCAAGATTAAAACCACATTGAAATAATGGATAAATTTTCTCAAAAGTAACTTTTTTTGCTGTATCTTCTTTAACCGATAATTGCACTAAACAAGTAGGAGTTTTACCTGTTAATTGGAAAGCCTTTCTAAAATCAAAATATTTTGTAGTAAGTTCATACCACTGTAACCATTGCAAAATAGCATTAAGAGTAGATTTACCCACACCAACTGCGCAAAGAAGCACTATGCAATCCAATCTACTTTTCTGTTTTATTTCCCAAATTTCATAAATCAAATCCAAAATTCCAGGATAAATCAATTGTTTTTCATATATCCCCCATAAAAAATATTTATTGAAGAGCAAATCATAAAATTTAAAATTAGCAAATTCTTCACAAACTTTTAGGGTCCATGGTTTTCTTCCCCCACTATCTTTCTCCAATCGTTTTGTAACTATCTCTTCCGTTCTCTGAAGAGCGTCCCAGAAACTATCAGTATCATAAAGAGAAGAATCTACCATATTTCTTTAACCTCAACTTCTCCATTTACATCACTTTTATAAACTTCTCCGGTTCTCAATGCTTCTTGGGGGACTGAGCGCACAATGCTTAAAAACTCATTCATAATAATATCCGCTTTATCGGGGGCTACTCGCTTTAAAATAGTCATCCATTTATCAATCATCCAAACTACATAAGCATTATTAACTTTACTTAAACTCTCCAATCTGCCCCGAGTCAATTTTGCGTTCAGTAATAAACCTACAATAGATTTTATACGCCTTTCAATAGACTCACTTATAGTTTCATTATCTCCCAATTCTTTGTGGATAGCCATCAACAAAACATAAAGCAATTGTATTTCATTATCTACTTTTTTTAGGTCGGATTCTTCTATTTGGGATGCTCTCTCTAGCAAGCCTCTTAAAGTATTCTCTTCCCCTAGCATTTCCTTTAAAGTTGAAATAACCTTAACATCTTTGGACGGCGAAGTATGCTTTATACATCTCCCGATACCAGTATGGACTGTCCCAAGCCCAGCCTTACTTTTGCAAATCTCTCCATTTTTATTAACATGCCCACAAATAGTTTGAGCAACACTGGCATCTTGCTCAATAGTAGTAGATAAGGGACCTTCAAAATCTTTGAACAAGTTTTCTAATTTTTCTGGCATACTTTATAATCCAAGAATAGATATATCAGGTTTTCTGTTCCACAGGAAACTTAATAAAGCTAGCAATAACTTTTCTTTATCTTTCCCATAGAATTTACTTAAATTTTGTAATAAAACAAGAGATTTATCAGTTAGACATTTGCCATCTCGATGTTCTTTAATTATCAATCTAAACAGCTCTGATTTGTTGGCTCCTAAAATATTCCCGCCAAATCTTTGTTTAGCAAGCTCCTCTAAATAAGCAGTATCTTCATCGTTGCAAAAAAAATTGTGATGATTTTTTTCTTGAGGCAAAGATAACACCTTGTTTAATAAATATATACAAATATTTTTATATATCAAAATTTACATTTATATATAATATACGAAATTTTTATGAAAAAAGCAAGAAATTTGGCATTTTTTTCAAAAATTTCTTATTTTTTTCTTGACTTTTACAAGGAAATTTTGTATATTATATATAGTTTAAAAAAGAAACTATTCCAAGAAAGGAAAATAAAAATGGCGAAATACAAAGTCACAGTATTCAAAATCATAGGAAGAGGAGAAATTGAAGTTGAAGCAAAAAATGAAAAAGAAGCTAAAAAAAGAGCCTTGATTAGAGTTCATAACGAAAAAATCTTTCAAGACCTTAAAGGAACGATAAATTATATTGCAATCATAAAAGGAGAAAAAGAATAAATGTCTTACATAGCCTTAGAAATAGAGGCAAAACCTTTGCCCAATCTGCTCATTCACCGGGATGAAGGAGAAACAACCTATAATCTATCCTGGATAGAAAATTTTCATAGAAAACTCGCAGAAGGAGACATTGCAGAAGCCGATTTAAAAGAAACCATTCTAGAAGTAATGCTAAAAAAAGCCAAAACCTCAATTTCAGTTCCGGATATTACTTTAGAAGTTGTAGATAGACTTTTAAAAACTGCCATTGAAGACAGGAAAGACTTTGAGGACAAACACTTAAAGAGTGTGCTGGAACAGACTACTAGGGGATATAAATCGGTCATTCAACAATTGGATGATTACAAAAAGCTATTCTCACTATAAACAGGAAAGATAACTAAAGTTTCAGTATTCTTCATTGATTATACCACACAATCTGCTAATTATAAAACCTGTAGGAGAGTGAAAGTAATAGATGCTAGAAAATTTTGTCAATACAATACTCGAAGGAGATTGCCTAGAACTTATAGACCGCTTACCAGAAAACTCGATAGATTCTATTGTTACCGATCCTCCTTATGAACTCAGTATCATGCGAAAAGGTTGGGATAGTTCTGGCATTTCTTTCAATCCTGAAATATGGAAAAAATGTCTCAGAGTTTTAAAACCGGGGGGCTTTCTTCTATCTTTTTCATCATCCAAAACCTATCACCGGATAGCGGTTGCAATTGAAGATGCTGGTTTTGAAATTGTTGATATGATTGAGTGGGTATATAATTCTGGTTTTCCTAAAGGAATGAATATCGCTAAAGCCATTGATAGGAAATTAGGAGCAAAACCAACTACTTTCAAAGAGAAAATTTATGCCGATGGAAGAAGTCAAAATGATGCTAATGCCAAAAATTGGAGGGATACACTCGGTATTAATAGTTCTAAAATTAAACAAAGACATGGCAATGTTCTAAATTTTAATCAAGAAAATTCAGGTTGGGTCGATGCAACAAATAGAAGAAATTACCGTTATGAGTATTCTCCAGTCACAGAGGAAGCTAAAAAGTGGAAAGGCTGGCATACTCAATTAAAACCTGCTCACGAGCCAATTATAGTAGCACAAAAAAGAATTGCGGAAAAGACCATAGTAGATAATATAATGAAACATGAAACTGGAGGGTTAAATATAGATGAATGCGCAATACCATCTGAAAAACCATTTATGGTCCATGGATATTTCGTTAAACGAAATATCGTAGATAATTTTATTCCTCATACAGACCCAGGAAGTTTCATTGGAAAAGAGTATAAAGTGCAAGCATCTTTAGAATATGTGGAAAAAACTTCGAGATTCCCCGCAAACTTAATTGTGCAAGATAATGCTTTAGATAATAGAAAAGCATCCAAAAATGATTATATGGACCAAGAAGTAAGAGATTGTTCTAGATTTTATTCTCTAGATTCCTGGTGGGAAAACAAGATTAAACAATTGCCGGAATCGGTGCAAAAAACATTTCCTTTCATTCTGGTGGCAAAGCCAACATCAAAAGAAAAAGATGCTGGTTGTCTTAACCTGAATATTGAAAAAAAGTCCAGATTTAATTCAGAGACTAATTCAGGAGATTTCTCCCAAAAACTTATGTTTTACAGGAATCTCAGGAAGAACGAACAAAGAAAAGTAATGAAAGGTAATTTTCACGAAACCGTGAAGCCAGTTAATCTTATAGGATATTTAATCACTTTAGTAACACCTCCAAATGGAATAGTTTTAGACCCATTTATTGGTAGTGGAACAACCGCTGTCGCTGCAAAAATCCTATCTAGGCGCTGGATTGGTATAGAAAAAGACCCATACTACATAGAAATAGCTGCAGCTAGAATTAACTTTATATTATAATTGGAAGAAATTCTTATATGAATAAAAAAATCTCCAATATAGAAGCAATCAAAATAATAAAATACTATATAATATCAATCACAGGAGAATAAAATGTTATTAAGTTTGAACGACCCTCAATTTTTCCAGCTTGTAGATAAGGAATTGGAATACATGAAAATTTTGGAGCCATCCTTTATTCCAATACTAGCAACTACTTCAAAAAAGACCGGAATATTTATCTCCCACCTACAAGATTTTTTATGTGATATAGGGGACATTTATATACAAATATCCCCAAAAGAAGATGGAGATATATATCTGTCTTTATTAAACTTTAGTAGTAGGAAGGGCTGGGATTTTTTTATTAGCCCTTATGCTATAAAAACACTTCCGGTATTCTTAAATAAAGATTATTGGGAAGTTTGCAAAGATATTAATGGAGATTATGAATTAGGATATACAGTAACAGAAGAAGACCAAGAATATTTGAAAATATTAAAACAACATCTTTTAGGAGATAACCACAAATGAAATCACCGATATTTAGAATTGGGCAGAAAGTGGTGCAGTTGAATGACCCGTCTTCTGCAGTGAAAACAATCACGAAAATAATCATAGATGAGAATAGTATTCTATATCATTTGGACAACAGCAACTACACGGTTAGCGAAGATTGTCTTTGTGTAAGTAAAGAACCTTTAACCTTAGAAGGCTTGCAACAAGAAATTGAAAAATTAAAAGAGAGAGTTCTCAGTTTAGAAAATAGTATATTAACAACATATTCTTACTCTCCTTATTGTTGGATGCTTGCAAAAAGTCATTTTGAATATTCAGAATGGAGGAAATTGTGATGCTTTTTCTGGTGCAGTAGTCAATCAAAGCAGAGGATATTGTAATGTTTTCTCCGGTGCTGTAATTAATCAAAGCGGAGGAGATTGTCATGCTCGTTCCGGTGCTATAGTTAACCAGAATGGGGGATGTTGCCATGCTTATTCTAGTGTGATAGTCAATCAAAGTAATGGATATTGCTATGCTTATTTTGATTCAGTAATCAATCAGATTGGTGAAGGTGGCACAATAAACAGGATGTAATCTAATATATACTAGAGACTCTAATAGAAAAGAAATCCAGTATAACAAATAATTACTCTCTTGCCTCATTTCCTTTTAAAGTCTTAACTATTTTAGAAAATGAGACACTAAGTAGTATAGATACACCACAAGAAACTCAAAATCAAAATAACATTTATAAGGAATCTAATAATGAAAACCGAGCAGTATCCAGATTTAAAACCCGGAATAAGAACAATTCGAGAAATATTTGATGGTGCAAAAAGCAATCCCGAGAATTGTCGGGATGTAATTAGTGACCTTAAAAACCTTACAAACAAAGGAAAGTTAAAGCTACTCAAAGCCCATCCAGTTTGGATTGCTCATATTCTTAATAATGGCACCATTTCTAAAGAGGAGCTTCTGTATTATGGATTAGCAAGACAAGCGGAACCCAATCAGACAATTGAGAATGAGGTCTGGATTGTTGAGGAGGTTACTGTCAACCATAGTGGTGGATATTGTTACGCTTATTCCGGTGCAGTAGTCAACCAAAGTGGAGGAAATTGTTATCCTTTTTCCGGTGCGGTGGTCAATCAAAGTAGTGGATGTTGTTGTGCTCATTCCGGTGCGGTGGTCAACCAGAGCGGTGGAGATTGTATTGCTAGTTCCGGTGCGGTGGTCAATCAAAGCGGTGGATATTGTTATGCTTATCCTAATGCAGTAGTCAATCAAAGCGGAGGAAATTGTTATGCTAATTTTGGTGCTGTAATTAACCAAAGTAGTGGATATTGTGATGCTTATTACGGTGCGGTAGTTAATCAAAGCGAAGGGTATTGTGAGGCTTATTATGGTGCGGCGGTCAATCAAAGTGGAGGGTATTGTATTGCTAATTATGGTTCAACAATCAATCAGATTGGTGAAGGTGGCACAATAAATAGAATATAATCTGATATACACCAGAAACTCTAATAAAAAAATCTATTAATAAATAATCATTCTCTTGCCTCATTTCCTTTTAAAGTCTCATTGTCTTAGAAGGTAAGATACTAAATAGTAAATACATTACAAGAAACTCAAATTAATATTTATAAGGAACCTAAAAATGAAAACCGAGCAGTGTCCGGGTTTAAAACCCGGGGTGCGAACAATTCCGGAAATATTTGAAAGTGCAAAGAGCAATCCTGATAATTGTCAAGATGTAATTGATAACCTTGAAAACCTTACAAACGAAGAAAAGTTAGAGCTACTCAAGAGTAATCCTGTTTGGATTGCTCGTATCCTTAATAATGGCACTATTTCTAAAGAGGAGCTTCTACATCACAGATTAGCAAAACAAGCAAAGTCCAACCAGACAATTAAAAAGGGAGTCTGGATTATTGAGGGTATTACCATCAACCAAAGTGGAGGATATTGTAATGCTTATTCCAGTGCGGTGGTCAACCAGAGTAATGGATATTGTTATGCTCGTTCCAATGCAGTAGTCAATCAAAGCGGAGGAGATTGTCATGCTTATTCCGGCGCAGTTGTCAATCAAAGCAGAGGAGACTGTCATGCTTATTCCGGCGCAGTTGTCAATCAAAGCAGAGGAAATTGTGATGCTTATTCCGGCGCAGTTGTCAATCAAAGCGGAGGATATTGTTATGCTAATTCCGGTTCAGTAATCAACCAGAGTGGTGGAGATTGTATTGCTTATTCCGGTGCTGTGGTTAACCAAAGCAGAGGAAATTATTATGCTTATTCCGGTTCAGTAATCAATCAGATTGGTGAAGATGGCACAATAAACATAATATAATCTGATATATACTAGAGACTCTAATAACAAATAATTGCTTTCTTGCCTCATTTCCTTTCAAAGTTATCTAATTCTAGAAATTGAAACACCAAGCAATGAATACAAGAAACTCAAATTAACATTTATAAGGAACCCAAAAATGAAAACCAAGCAGTGCTCGGATTTAAAACCCGGAATAAGAACAATTCAAGAAATATTCGAGGGTGCAAAGAGCAACCCTAAGAACTGCCGGTCTGTAATTAACAACCTTAAAAACCTCACCAACAAAGAAAAGTTAAAGCTACTCAAAGCCCACCCAGTTTGGATTGTTCATATCTTTGATAACGGCACCATTTCTAAAGAGGAGATGCTATATTATGGATTAGCAAAACAAGCAGAACCAAATCAGACAATTGAGAATGGGATCTGGATTGTTGAGGGTATTACCATAAACCATAATGGTGGAGATTGTTATGCTTATTCTGGTGCGGTGGTCAATCTAAGTGGAGGATATTGTTATACTAATTCCAATGTGGTGGTAAATCAAAGTGGAGGGTATTGTATTGCTAATTCTAATGTGGTGGTCAATCAGAATGGAGGAGATTGTGATGCTTTTTCCGGTGCAGTAGTCAATCAAAGCAGAGGATATTGTAATGCTTTTTCCAGTGCTGTAATTAATCAAAGCGGAGGATATTGTCATGCTCGTTCCGGTGCAGTAGCCCACCAGAGTGGAGGATATTGTATTGCTTATCCTGATGTAGTAGTCAATCAAAGTGGTGGGTATTGTTATGCTTATCTTGGTTCAGTAGTCAATCAAAGCGGTAATGGTGGCACAATAAACAGAACATAATCTAATATATACTATAGACCCTAATAAAGAAGAAATCCAGTATAACAAATAATTACTCTCTTGCCTCATTTCCTTTTATAGATACACTACAAGAAACTCAAAATCAAAATAATATTTATAAGGAATCTAATAATGAAAACCAAGCAGTATCCAGATTTAAAACCAGGAATAAGAACAATTCAAGAAATATTTAAGGGGGTAAAAAGCAATCCCAAGAATTGCCGGTCTGTAATTTACAAACTGGAAGACCTTACAGATGAAGGAAAGTTAAAAATGCTCAAAGACCATCCAAATTGGATTGTTCATATCTTTAATAATGGTGCCGTTTCTAAAGAGGAGCTTCTATATTATGAATTAGTAAGACAAGCAGAACCCAATCAGACAGTTGAGAATGGGTTCTGGATTGTTGAGGGGGTTACCATCAACCAGAACGGTGGAGATTGTTATGCTTTTTCCGGTGCTGTAATTAATCAAAGCAGAGGGTATTGTAATGCTTATTCTGGTGCAATAGTCAATCAGAGTGGAGGAAATTGTAATGCCAGTTCCGGTGTGGTGGTCAATCAAAGCGGAGGATATTGTGATGCTAATTCCGGTGCTGTAATTAACCAAAGT